TGTAAATGTTGTGCTTGTTGTTCCTGTATATGTTATCTCTTCATTTACTATATGTATAGTTCCTGAAGAATCAAATCCTGATGTACTAGCTACAGTTATAGTTGTAACACTATCTGTATGTGTAGTGCTTGTGGTTGTTGTTACAATGTCATCTTCTTGTTCAACATTGTTAGCTATGTATTCGTTATATGATAATGTACTCAAGTTTGCACCTGATGTGCCTAAAGTTGAGTTCTTAACTATTCTTGCAGTATTGTAGTCTACATGTTTAGTTGATGTAGGTAAACTATATTTTACTGTCCCTGGAACTAAAACTTCTGTGTTAATTGCGTGGTTAAAAGGGTAACTAAATTCTTTTTGGTTGATATATCTTATGGCTTCATTAACTGCATTTTGGGCTTGAACTTGAATACCCCGTGCACTTGAGAAAGTAGACGAGGTCAGTTGTGGTTCATTAATACGTGCAAGCACGCTATTAGTTAATGTAAGAAAAGTTTGTGACATACTGTTTTAAATAATAGGGGACAAATTAATTGTCCCCATAATTACGCTATTAAGCTAATTGGTCTCTATCGACTTCGTCTGGCTTATCATCTAGTCCATGACCTGCTAAATCAATAACAGTCGCATAGACTCTGAGTCTGCCTGTCGCTGGAGCCGCACCTGCAATTGTACAGTCAATAGTATCAGTAGTAGTGATAAATTGAGTGTAAGTTGAAGCTGCATTTCCTACAACAGTGTTAGTTTGACCATTAGTTC